CCGTGCACCTTCGCTATCTCATGCACCCTGAGCCCGGCCAGCGCCCCGAGGAGGATATACGCGCGGGTGCGGCGCCGGTTCGCCGCCACCAGCAGCGCCTCAAGCTGGGATGGGGCGACCGGGCGGGGCCGGGACTTCGGCCGGCGCGGGCGGGGGGTGAGGTCGGCGGGGTTGTCCTCGCGGATGCCGTTGCGCTGCATCCACGCGCAGTACGCCCGGATGCTGGCGTGGTAGGTGGCGCGGGTGGCCGGCGACATCGGCCGCGACAGCCACCGCTGTATGTCGGCGGGGGTGAGGGTGCATGCGCGCGCGTCGGAGGCGGTCAGCAGCGACCTCACGGTGGAGACACGTTCGGTGATGGTGCGATCAGACAGTCCTTGCGCGCTCATCCATAGGTGCCATTGCTCCAGCCTCATCTCCTGCCCCCGGTCGCTCCTGTGTGTGATACCCCAGTGGCAACCCTCCCGCCGCTGACGATAGCAGGCCGGCCGGGCAAGCTTGCACGCGCGTTGCGCATAGCGGGCAACCGTTTCGTTTACAGGCTCATGCCGCATCCGTGATGTAATCGAGGTGGTGCGGACTGTGCCGCATGTAATGAATAGGTCGGGGGTTCGATTCCCCCAGGTGGCTCAAACCACCTCCATCCGGCGCCCCGCCATCGTGCGGGGCGTCGCCTGTTTCCAGCCACGCCCTCGGCACTCCGGTGATGAGCTGCCACAGGTTGAACTCCTTGGTGCCCGGTGTCTTGTCCCCGGTCTCAATCGCGCTGATGGTGCGGCGCGACATGCCGGTCTGTTCCGCCATCTCCATCTGAGAGAGACCGCGGATTTCGCGTGCCTTCCGGAATCGGTCAGCGACCGTCCAAGAAGGGATGATCCCCAGCTGCACATTCAGTGACATGCGCACAAGATTACACACAGGGTTGAAGCTTGCACAAGATTAGCCGCGTGTCAGGATTGCCAGGCCATGCACAATTGTGCAAGACTGCACGACATGACCGATACTTCCCATATCGGCAGCCGTGAAGCCGCATCCATCGTAGGTGTGACCCAGACCACCATCAACCGATGGGTCAAGGACGGCCGCCTCACGCCAGTAGTCGAGTTCCCCGGATACCGGGGCGCTCGACTGTTCGCTCGGGCCGACATCGCCAAGCTCACCAAGGACGGTGAGCGGTGACCGAGCACGCCCACGTATTCGACCCCGTGTCCGGCTACTGCATCCGCGGATGCGCCGGCTACCGCGAGGACGGCCGCGTGGTCCATCAGAGCGGGTCGGTGTTCCGGCCCGGCCAGCAGCAGCAGGACCCCGAGAAGGCAGGAGCACGCCATGGCGCTTGAAGACATCGGACGCGAGTTGTTCGCCAAACCCGAGGTAGAGGTGCGCATCTCGGTAGCGTTCAAGGTTCCCTATCATCACGCCACGCACGTCATCCGGCGCATCATCGAGAACCTGCCACTCACCACCTCCATCGAGGTCGAGACCCGCGAGGTGGTGGAAGAGCGATGAGCACCAGCACGGTGGACACCGACCGCATCGCGCTATCCAACGAGCTGCTGTCCCTCGCTGAGGGGTTCGCCATCGAGGCGACCCTGTGGGCGGGTGACTGCAAGACCGAGCTGGTGCGGAACGCCCGCAAGCTCGCCACCATCGGCCGCGCCGTGCTCGGCACCGCCGACGTGACCAAGGCCGACGCCTTCGCCCGCGCCGGCCACATCATCCTCGGCAACGTGCAGGGCACCCGCCGGTTCTTCGGCGTGATCCTCACCCCGCCCAACGTGCAGCGCAAGGGCCACGGCAATGGCCGTTGACCTCGAGCGCATGGCCGCTCTGCACGCACAGGGGCTCTCCGCGCGCGACATCGCCAGCATCCTCGGCTGCACCTGTCGAGCCGTGCAGCGCTGGCGCACCCGCACCGGCCACAACGTCCGCCCCGCACCGGGCAGGCATCCGGCATCGGTCCGCCAGCAGGCGGGCATGCTCCTCGAGGACGGGTGTAGCCTCGCCGAGGCGGCGCGCACCCTCGGCGTAGACGCCAAGACCGTGGCCCGCTGGTTCCCTGACGCGCACCGCATGACGCAGACCGAGCGGGGCGAGTGGGCGGCGTACTGCAAGAAGAACGGCAAAGTGCTGGCGGGTGCCTCGTGAGCTACTTCCCGGTCGATGACGGATTCGCGTTCCATCCCAAGGCCATCGCCGCGGGCAATGAGGCGTGTGGGATGTGGGTGCGCGCTGGCGCCTGGTCCAAGGCGAACACCACGGGTGGCGTCGTGCCTCGTGAGATTGTTCGCGTGCTCGGCTCCAAGCGCGCCGCTGACCGCCTCGTGGCGGTGGGGCTGTGGGTGGAGTCACCCGAGGCGTACTACTTCCACGACTGGACGGACCAGGCAGGCAACGATGTCGCGGGCGTCGAGAAGGAGCGGCGGGACCGCAACCGGGAGCGCAACAGGGAGCGGCAACGCCGTCACCGTGAGCGTAACGCCGACCGTAACGGCGTTACTAACGCCCCTGTCACGACTACCCCCAGTCCCAGTCCCAGACCCACTGACGTGACAGTTACAGAGAGTCAGTCACGATCCGAGGATGGCCAGGACGTGACCGACTCATCACCATCCACACCATTCCTGCAACGCCACGCCGACCGCCTCGGACTCCTCGACGTGCCACGCATCGTCGCCCACATCCAAGAGCAGACCGGCCGGACCATCACCGGAGACCGCGCCATCGGCGTCGCGAGCTGGCTCCTCGACAAGGCCAAGAACCCGCCTCGAGCCCCGCAGTCCTACGTGATGCGCGCCATCACCATGTCGGCGTTCGAGGTCCAGCAGCACATCGACGGGGAGGCAGCATGACCGCCAAGCATCGTGACCCGGAGTACCGCAAGAACGCCAGGATCATCCGCCAGCAGGTCGCCAAACGCCACCGCATCGGCGACGACGTGCCCTGCGGACGATGCGGGTTCGACATCAGCGAGGACCAACGCTACGACGTGGGCCACATCGACCCGGACGGCGGCCACGGCCTCGACAACCTCGCACCTGAGCACCGCTACAAGACCGTCCGATGCCAGGGCAACAGGGCCCACGGCGGACGCCTCGGCGCCGCCATCCAACAGCAACGACAGCAGCAGACGAAAGGACTACTCCGATGGTGATGACCACTCCGCCCACCGACGACGAGAGCTCGCAGGCCGCACTCGACTCTGAGCGGCTTCGTCAGATCGCAGAGTGGCTCCGCATGGAACAGGGGCACGAAGAGACCGCGAAACGAGTTGACCTGATCGCGGACCGCCACGACCGACTCGCCGTGGTGGGCGGCATCTACGAGTGCTCCGAGTCGGGGTGTAACTCGGCTCTGGCCAGCGACCGACCCATCGCGCTACGCCACCATGGCGACGGCTCTCACGAGGTCTTTTTTAGGGACGGCGTGAGAACCCCCGCCTTCGGCTCTACAGCAATTCCCCTCCCTGCCAACGGGGGTGATGAGCAATGACCGACCTCCTCGCGCTGCTCGGCGACGAGTGGGCGCCGCGCGCCGCGCCGGTCGCCGTCGCCGAGTGCTCGCACGAGGATCGGCTCGACGCGACGCACGGATGCCGGTCATGCGGCCGAGCTCCGACGACGTGGAGCGAGGTGCTCGGCTCGTACATCGACGGCATGGGACGCATCACGAGGTGCGGCTACTGCACCTCGTGCGTCGGCTCCGGGCGCACCAGCGTGCGCGACCCGTGGACCGATGAGCTGCTGGACTGGGCCGGCGCGCCGTGCCGGCGATGCGCCGGCACCGGCTGGACCGAGCACGCATGGGACTGCGGGCCGGATCACCACCGGCATCACATGGGCGTCCACGAGCTGGCGCCTGCCACCGTCTGGGGCGTCACGTTCGACGGACGCACCGTGTTCCCTGGAGACCTCGTCTGATGACCCTCGTGCTGCCGACCCTCGCCGACCTCCAGGACGAGGCGACCTGGCTGGAGTGGCGCGCCCGCGTCCCCGGCGAGGCCGCCGCGCTCACCGACCTCGTGTCCACCGACGAGTCGCGGGCCGAGTTCCTGGAGGGTGCCCGCCTGCTGCGCCTGGACCAGCGGCGGCGGGCCGGCGATGGCGGCATGGGGCCGAGCCCGTTGCAGCTCGTCATCGCCGACATGCTCGCCGCGCGCCGGAAGTTCAACGGCATCCTGGATCCGCGCCGGTCCACCAAGACCACCAGCATTCAGTGTGTGATCCTCGGCCGCTGTCACTACAACGACGACACGATGGTCGGCTGGACGATGACCAAGAAGGACGGTGGAGGCAAGACCGGTGAGCGGTTCCGCAAGGACATCGTGACCCCGCTGACACGCCTGTACCCGGACCCGAAAACACGCCCGTTCGTCATCAACACCGGCAAGGGGTCCGAGCACATCCGCTGGCCCAACGGCTCATACTTCAACGTCTACGCCCCCGGTAACGAGGGGTTCACGTCGGGCGCCTACGACATCGCGTGGGTGGACGAGGCGCAGGACGCCACCCCCGAGCAGGCCGAGGATCTGATGACCTCGATCCCGCCGACGATGGACGGACGCTACAAGCCGCAGATGATCGCCTCCGGCACCGCCCCCGACTTCCGCGACGGGAACCTGCTGTGGGACATCCTGCACCTGGACGGTGCCGGGGTGGTCTGGCACGGCATCCCCGACTCCACCGACCCCGAGGAGCTGGAGGCGTGGGAGCCGTCCGAGGAGCACCCCCGCGGGCGGGTGCGTGAGCTGATCGAGCTGCACCACCCCGGCGTCGGGTTCACCACCCCGCTGTCGGACGTGGAGGACAACTTCAAGGCCATGAAGGCCAAGGCGTTCAACGCCGAGTACCTGGGCCAGATCGGCGCCGAGGGTGTCTCTCTGGCGCTCATCCCCGCCAAGCATCGGGAGCGCGCCGCGATCAGCGGGCCGACCCCGCCCCCGCCCGGCACGTTCACCCTCGCCATCTCGGTCCACCCCGACAGCATGTGGGCCTCGGTCGGTGTCGCGTGGATGCACGAGGAGCACGACGACCTCGCCGACGAGGCGTGGAAGCTGGCCGGCGCCCTGCCCGACGAGCCCCGCCCCGCCCGCCGCGCCATCGGCCTGCTGCACCACCAGCCCGGCACGCGCGGGTTCGCCGCCAAGGTGCTGCTGTACGCCCGCAAGTACCGGGTGCCGATCATCTACGACCAGGCGTCACAGTCGGCAGGTGTCATCGTGGAGGAGCTGGCCCGCGCCACACCCCGCCCGGCGCTCACCCCGGCGACGACGCTGGACGTGCGCCGCGCGGCGACCAAGACCGTCACCGGGTTCGAGCAGGGCACCCTCGTGTACTGGCGGGAGCAGACCGCGCTCGACACCGCCCTGGAGATCGCGGTCAAGCGCAACATCGGCACCTATGGCGGGTACGGCTTCGGTCGACGCAAGGACCAGTACCAGGACGACATCACCCCGGTGGAGGCCGCCTCCCTCGCCCTCCAGTTCCTGGAGGACGCGCCCCGCAAGGTCGCCCCCGAGGAGGCCATGCACTTCTGACGGCGTGTCGCATGCGGTATCTGCGCATTTGTGCAAAGGTGCCCATGTGGGTTTCTGGCGCGATTTCTTCCTCGGTCCGGCCGCCGTCGCGCCCGTCGTGAGCATCCAGGCCCCGTGGGCTCCGACAGACTCCCTCCAGGCGGCCATCGCGGGTGAGCTGCTGGACATCCCCACCGGCCTGCTCACCCGCGAGACCGCTCTGCGCATCCCCGCCCTCAAGCGTGCCCACGACATCACCTGTGGCGTGCTGGCCCGCCTCCCCTGGCAGCAGCTCGACGCCGGCCGCCCGCTGAACCCCCAGCCCACCTGGCTGGTCAACTCGCAGACCGGCATCTCACCGCGTCACCTGCGCTGGGCGGTCGCGTCCGACCTGTTCATGAGCGGGCAGACCGTCATCGGTTTCGAGCTGGGCGACGACGGCTACCCCGCCGACGCGCTGCACATCCCGATGGGATGGTGGACCGTCAACGCCGAGACCGGCGAGGTCGAGGTGGACGAGCGCGTGTCGCGCCGATACACGCAGCGCCTCGTGTGGATCAACCTCGGCTATGGCTCCCACGGGATGCTGACCGACGCGCACGGCACCCTCACTGACGCCCGGATCATCGAGGCCGCCTACCGCGACCGGATCGCCAACCCCATCGCACAGACCGTGCTCACCCTCGCCGCCGACCGCTGGGACGGCTGGGACAAGACCGAGCGCGAGGCGTTCCGCAACATGTGGATCAACGGGCGCCGGGCCGAGAACGGCGCCACCGCCATGAAGCCCGATTGGGTGAGCGTGGACTACTCCGGCCAGCTCCCCACCGATCTGTTCGAGGACGGCCGCAACGCCAACCGCCTCGACATCGCCAACCACGCCGGCATCCCCGCCGACCTGCTGGAGGGCTCCAAGCAGGGCGGGTCCGGTCAGATCCACTACTCCACCGAGGTCGGCGGCGCCACCCGGAACGAGCTGTGGGACTACGGCCTCGCCAAGTACGCCGACGCCATCGACGCCCGCCTGTCCCTGGACGACGTGTGCAAGCCCGGCCAGTACATCCGCACCGACGTGTCGGCGTACCTGACCGCCCCCAACCCCACGACAGCCGCACCGAGTGAGGACTGAGCATGACCGAGCAGACCGTCATCATCGACGCCGGAACCCTGGACTTCTCCGAGGAGGACCTGACCGCCACCGGCCTGCTGGTCCCGTTCGGTGTGAAGTGCCGCTCCAACCTCGGCGAGTTCGCCGTGGACTCCGGCGTGTTCACCATCCCCGCCGACCTGACCGGCGCCGGCCTCAACATCGAACACAAGCGCGAGGACGTGCGCGGCGCGCTCACCAAGGCGTGGGAGCAGCCCGAAGGTGTCATGGGCACCTTCAAGTTCGCCGCCACCGACGAGGGCCGCCAGGCGTTCGCGGACGCCAAGAGCGGCAAGCGCAAGCACCTGTCCGCCGAGGTCGCCGGCGTCCGCATCCGCGACGGCCGCGCCATCGCCGGACGCATCTTCGGCGCCGCGCTCGTGGAGCGCCCCGCATTCGCCGGCGCCACACTGCTGGCCGCCGAGGACACCACCGAGGCCGAGGACATCGAAGCCCTCGTCAAGCGCGTCGTCGCCGAGACCATCGCCGACCTCAACAACCAGACCCCCGACGCCACCCCGGCCGAGGACAACCAGGAAGGACGGTCCACCGTGACCATCACCGAAACCGAGCCGGGGCAGACTCCGGCCACGCCCGCCGCCGTGCCCGCCACGCTGCTGGCATCCGGAGTCGTCCCCACCAGCTCGGCCGCCGCGCCGGCCGCCGAGGACGTGGACCTCGGCACGCTGTTCGCGTCGCTGGCCGCGGTCAAGAGCGGTGTCGGCAACACCGCCGACGCCGAGACTCTGCTGGCCGCGCTGTCCGACATCAAGTACAACACCACCGGGGGTCTGACCACCTCGGCCAGTGGCGTGCTCCAGCCCGCGTGGGTCGGCAAGCTCTGGCAGGGCAAGCGGTACTCCCGCAAGTACATCGACCTGGTGACCCACCTGTTCGGCGGCATCCAGCTCGGCGGGCGCAAGGGCTTCACCATCACCGCGGGCGGTGAGCTGGTCGCCGAGTGGTCGGGCAACAAGACCGAGCTTCCCTCCGGTGGTGCGACCACGGGCACCAAGGCGTCCAGCCTCAAGAAGTACGCCTGGGCCGCGGACATCGCGCGGGAGTGGTACGACCTCGAGGGCGGCGCGGACGTCATCGAGGCGTTCCTCCAGCTCGTCGTGGACTCCTACGCCCGCGTCACCGACCAGCGCGCGCTCACGGACATCATCGCGGCCGCCTCGACCACGACCGTCGCCAACGACCGACTGGTCGCGCCGGGCACCTACGACGCCGCCTACCCCGAGGCGATGGGCATGCTCATCGACGCCATCGAGGCGGTCACCGACGCCGACGACGAGCCGAGCTTCGCCGTGGTCAACCCCGCCGCGTGGCGCCAGCTCCTCTTCACGCCCAAGGACCTCGTGCCCGAGTACGTGTCGTTCTCGGTCCGCGCCGGCACCGGCGAGGGAAGCGCGGACGGCAAGGTCATCGTCAAGAAGGCGCCGGACTCCTACTTCGCGGGCCTGAACACCGCCGAGCCGGCCATCGCCGCGGGCGCCAAGGGCGCCATGGAGTTCCGGGAGCTGGGCACCACCCCGATCCAGCTCGACGCGCTCGACCTCGCCAAGGGCGGCATCGACAAGGCGGTCATCGGCTACCTGGAGACCTTCGTGGTCCGCCCGGAGTCGCTGGTCCTCATCGGCACCGCCACCGTCTGAAAACCCGGGAGCGTAGGCAATGGCTGAGTGGTACAGCGTCGCGGACTCCGACGCGCAGGAGAGACTGCTCCTGGCGTGGCCCGACGCACCGCTGGCAAACCTGGAGGTGTGCGGGCTCATCCTGGGCACCGCACGCGAACAGGTCCTCGCCTACGCTCCCGAGCCCCCGGCTGACGACGTGACCGTGGTGGACGGCATCATCACCTCCGCCACGGTCACCCCAGACCGGTACGTGCTCGCGCAGCTCCGACAGGCCGAGAACCTGTGGAACGCGGGCCGCGTCAACTCCTCCGGCGATGTCGGCGTGGACACGTTCACGTTCACCCCGCGCCCGCTGGACAAGACCGTGCGGCAGATCATCCGCCCCGTGGACGGAAAGCCTCATGTCCTCTAGTCCTCGCGCCTACATCGCCGAGCAGCTTGCCGGCGTCATCCCCGACGCGTTCAAGCTGGACCCCGGCATCCCGACCCTCAAGACCCTCTCCCAGCCGCTCGCCTGGATCGAGTACACCGGGTTCAGCCCGCTCCCCGAGGCGCCCACAGGCGGGGTGGCCGCGCAGGCGGCACTGTGCATGGCCAGCAACCGCAACGACCTCACCGCCGCGCAGGCAGACATCGATGAGCTGGTGTGGGAGACCTACCTGGCCATCGTGGCGGACACCGAGTTCGCCGGTGTCACCGCCACCAAAGAAATTTTCGAGGATGCCTACCTGGGGTGGCGCATCACCCTGACCGTCACATACAGCCTCACCGAGGCGGAGGAGTAACCATCATGGCCAAGATCGCAGCCAAGCCGGTCCTGTTCAAGGCTCCCGTGAGCCTCGGTGCCGACGAGTACACCGCCCACCTGAACCAGGCGCAGTTCGACCCGACGCAGCCGACGAGCAGCTGGACCGACCTGGACGGCAAGACCACCGGATTCGGTGGCGTGTCGGCGTGGGTCCTCAACCTGGCCGGCGCGCAGGACTGGGAGACCGTGAACAGCCTCTCGCACTTCCTCATCGAGAACGAGGGCGAGTGGGTGGATGTCACTATCCAGGTTCCGGGCGGGACGTGGGCCGCTCCGGTGATGGCCGCCGCGGTCACCATCGGCGGCACCATCAACACGCCCGCCGCGTTCTCGGTCCAGCTCCAGGTGGACGGCACGCCGGCGTTCACCCCCGCCACGCCGTAAGGGAGCGGGCGCCGTGCGGCTGGACGTGAAGCGGTCACCTGCACTGTCGGCGGCAGTGCAGGTGATGGCGACCATGCCCCGCGAGGCCGCCAAATCGGTGCGCCAGTACTCCAAGGCCGTCATCACCCCCGAGTGGAAAAAGGGTCTCGCCACCCGGTCACCCTCGGCGCTGCACGCCAGCCGCCTGGTGACACCCTCGGCGGCATACATCTCCGACCGTGGCGTGAAGCTCGTGGCCGGGTCCAACGCGGCCGGCATGTTCCCCCGCGAAACCGAGTTCGGCGCCTACCGGGAGGACTTCAACACCTACCGGCGCAAGGGCTCCGCGGTCACCCGCCGCACGCAACGGCAGTTCTGGAACTACACCAAGCGCGGCCGGGTGGTGTTCCCCACCGTGGAGAACATCATCCCCCGCATCGGCGCCCTGTGGGTGCAGACCATCTACCGATCCGTCGCCGAGGTCATCGAGAAAGCAGTAGGACGTGGCTAGCAAGCGCTTTGAAATCGACATGGGGCTCAACTCCTCCGATGTCGCGCGCGGCGCATCCGACGCAGAGAAGTCACTCAAGAAGCTCAAGGACGCCGTAGAGGACACTGGCCGCGACGGCGCCAAGGACGTGGACAAGCTCGAAGACGAGCTCAAGGACGTGCAGCGCCAGTCGGAGAAGACCGAGCGCGCCATCGGCGATGTCGGCGACTCCCGCGGATTCGGCAAGGCCAGCCAGGCATCGCAGGGGTTCAAGGACGAGGCGCTGGCCAACTTCTCCGAGGTGACCTCCAGCTTCGACGGGTCCATGGAGTCCATCGCCGAGCTTGCTCAGGGCACCCTCGGCGGTGTCGCCGGGAGCCTGCCCGGCATCGGCATCGCCGCGGGCATCGCAGCTCTCGGCATCGGCGCGATCACCACCGCGCTCACCGACGCCGAGGAGCGATCCAAAGAGATCCGCGACAGCATCGTCCAGGACTTCATCGACATCGGCGACGCGCTCAGCGAGGAGGCCGTCACCGGCCGCATCGAGGAGTTCCTCGGCGACGAGGGCGCCCGCAAAGAGGCCAAGCTGCTGGCCGAGGTGCTCGGCATCGACGTGCCGCGGGCGCTGCTGGTCATGGCCGGCGACTTCGAGTCGGCCGGGGTGGACGCCGCGGACGCCATGGACGGCATCAACAACGCCTCCAGCAACGTGGACCTGGACGTGTGGCAGTCGGTCAAGGACCGGCTGGAGGCGGTGACGGAAGGTCTGGAGCTGGGCCAGCAGGTCGCCCGCCAGCGCGAGGACGCCGTGAAGCGCATGAACGAGACCGAGCGGGCGCAGATCGAGCGCACCGCGCAGGTCGCCGGGGAGCGGTACGAGGGCCTGGCCGCCAAGTACGGGGTGCCGATCACTGCCGACGTGAACATCAACGTCAACGACCGGGCGCTGGTCATCGCCGAGGACCGGCTGAGAATCCTGCAGAACCGGGCCGCTCAGGGCATCGTCGTGAACGCCCGGCCGGGCGAGGGGAGGTTCTGGGAATGACGTTCTACCGTGTCCCGTTCATGTTCACCGTCGCCCGCAACATGTGTGTGAACGGGTCGTTCGAGGGCTCCTCCGCAACCTACGGGTGGGAGGCGGACGCCAACGCCACCAGCCTGGCGCAGCAGCCGCGCGTGGACGGCACCGTGCCGCCATACGGCCGGTTCTGCCTCCAGTGGGCGCCGGTCGCCGCGGGCGACTCCAGCATCCGCACCGTTGTCACCACGCCGGGCGGCGACACCCCGCTGGGCTTCATGCCGGGCGACTTCCATTACAAGTTCCAGGCGCGCAAGAGCGTGGCCGCGCAGGCCGCCACCGGCATTCAGGTGAAGGTGACGTTCTACACCAGCGCGGATGCCGTGATCGGTGTGCCGGCGTGGGTCGCCGCGGCAGGGGCGCTGACACACACCGCATGGCTGGACGTGGAGGGCTCCATCACCATCCCTGCATCCGCGGTCAAGTTCCAGGTTGCCATCCGCGCGGTCGGCGCCAGCACCAGTGGCGGCATCCGCATCGACGGGGTGATCTTCGCCACCGCCGACGTGGACTACTTTGACGGTGACACCGCCAATGTGCTGGGCGCGGCCGTGCTCGAGGACAACCGGTTCCACTACTGGACCGGTGCCCCGCACGCCTCCGAGTCGGTGCAGACGTACCCCGGCACAAGCGATGTCGTCACTGCCGACGTGGACGCCCTGCCGTTCGAGGCCGCACGGGAGACACGCAGCGCGGTCGGCCGGCTCCTGGAGTCCGACGCCACCAGGGTCACCTACATCCCGCCCGGCCCGCGCGCCGGCACCTACCGGGCCGTGTTCGCCGACCCGCTGGACGCCCTCGCCGCACTGTCCTGGTTCGCCAGCTCGGCCCGGTTCGCATTCCACCGCGCCGCACCATCCCACGCCGACATGCTGTTCACCGTCGCCGAGGGCACCCTGTCGCTGGCCACCGGGGAGGCAGGCGACACCGTGGTGAACGTCCCCTTCGTGGAGTCGCTATGAGCACCCCGATCCTCCGCAACACCTACGCCGTCGAGGTGGACACCCCCGCGGGCCGCTACCCGCTGGACCCTGACAACATCCAGGTTTCCATCGACGAGGACCGCGCCGAGTACGTGCATGCCACCATCACCGTCGCGTGGGTGGACGACACCATCTGGGCGCTCCTGGACCCCCGCGAGGGCAACTACATCCGGTGGAAGGTCTCACAGTACGGGGACGTCGGGCTCACCGAGCACATCGGCGACCTGCCGGGGGAGCGGCTGACCGGCTCGGACGGGTACGCCCGCATGGTCATCCGCGACGTGGAACGCGACTGGCTCACCCGTGAGGTGCGCATCACCTGTGCCTCGCGGGAGTCGCTGCTGGCAGACAAGATTCGCAACGCCGGGACCACGGTGGACACCGGGGCGACCACGGTTGCCGCGCTGGTCGAGTGGTCCCTGGACGACGTGTTCGCGGGCGCGCCGGGCACCGTGTCGTGGGTGTCGGCGATGACCGGCACCGCGATCCCGGCCGGCGACCGTCGCATCATGCAGCAGGGTGACAGCCACTTCGACCTGATCCGCCCCGAGCTGGACGCCATCGGCGTGCGCATCTACGACCTGTGGGGCCAGTTCTGGGGCTCCTCGGTGCGCAACACCGCCTCGAGTCGCCCGCCGCTGAAACTGGCGACTTACGACTGGGCGGATGGCGCGCCCGTGGACACCGACCCGACCGTGTACAGCCTCCGGGAACGGATCAGCCGTTCCGGGGACTGGGCCGATGGGGTGCTCATCAAGTACGACACCACCGCGTCGGGCGGGTCGGTGGCCTACCAGGCATCCGGTGCCGGCGCGAACACCAAGGGCCGCACCATCACCCGCAACCGGCCCGCACCGGCCGCCAACGCCGCCGACGCCCTCGTGGTCCGCACACAGCAGCGCGGGCAGGACATTACCATCACTTGCCGGGCGCAGGTCATGGACGTGCACACCCGCGCCGCGGTCGAGGTGCATACCCGCGACGGCGCGGTCATCACCGGCATCATGCGCTCGGTCGAGTGGGACTTCGCCGCGGCAACCATGCGGATCAACGCGCAGACAGGGGTGGACATCGCATGAGCGACTTTGACATCATCGAGCTGCCCGGCCAGCCCGGCAAGCACGCCCGCCGCGTCATCGTGGAGGCGTGGCAGGCCGCAGGGTCACCCCCGGTCAACTCCGCGCTTCGGCTGTACGCCGATCAGAAAGCGGCCTGGGATCGCTACCGCAACGGCACCGGCTCCCCGGCCGACGATCCCGACCGGCCGCACCTGTTCCAGCTCGCGCACGTCCGTGGCGTTGCGCTCGACATCGACGCCACGCCCGCCCGCGTCGCCGCGCTGGCGGCGGCCGGTCTGATCCGGCCGTTCTGGTATGAGCCGTGGCATTGGACCGTGCGCAACGTGTACGCCTACCCGCTGGTCACCGCCATACCCGCACCCGCCACCACCACCGCCAAGCCCCTCACCATCCCACCCGAGTCCGAGGAGGACGATATGAACGAGCGCATCATCTACGCCTGCGACGCCGCGAACCGGTCGGGCACCATCTACGCCATCGACCTGCTGCTGGGCAACAAGCGCCCGGTCAGTCAGGGCGAGTGGTCCGCCATCCGCGCGCTGAACCCCTCGCAGCAGGTCGCCTACATCGATGGTGGCAAGCTGGCGGCGGTCCCGAGCAAGTGACCGACGCGACCACCACCCCCAAGATGCCCGAGGCGATGCCCATGAGCGTTGAGGCGCATGTCGCGGTGCAGACCGTCGAGCTGCGCCACGTCCGCGAATCGCTGGAGCGCATCGAGGACCAGATCGGCCTGCACGTCACCCGCACCGAGTGGGAGCAGCGCAACGGGTACGTGGACGGTCGCCTCAACCAGCTCGAAGCGCAGCGGGCACCGTGGTGGGTGGTCCTCGGCGCCGGCCTCGGCATCATCTCCGCCGTCGTGGCGGTCATCAGCATCACCATCCGATGAAAGGACACACCATGAGCAAGCTCACCGTCACCACCGACGCCACCGGCACCCCCACGGGCACCCCTCAGCCCAAGGTGATCGCGGCGACCATCGGCGCGGGCGTCGGAACCGCCGCCGGCACCGTCGCCAACTACCTCATCGAGACCATCGGGCGGGTGGACCTGCCCGACACGGTGGAGGCCGCCATCGTCGTGCTCGTGTCGGCGGGGGTCGCGTTCCTCGCCGGGTACGTCAAGCGCCCCAGCGGGATCAGCTGACCATGGGCACCCCGACCGACGCCGAGCTGGACGAGTCTGTCCGGCGCGTGCTGAACGACCTGCTGGCGCAGGGCGCCCCGTACAGCGCCCTGCCGCTGCTGGACCCGGCCACCAAGCTGCTGGCGCCCTCGGTGATGGGCGCGTTCGACACCCTGTACAAGGCGCCCACCGACGAGCTCGCCGATGTCGTCGCCGAGCAGGGCGCCGACCTGACCGAGGTGGCCACCACGGTCAGCACCGGGCGGCTGTCCGAGGGAGAACTATCGGCCACCTTTGCTGGGAAGTCGGACGCGTCACCGATCGCGGCATCCGACCGCCCTGTCGGGGTCGAACTGAAGGCGCAGTGGGATGCGCGGCTTCGCTGCTACAACCTCAACAACGCGACGTTGGCGAAGGCGCGGGCGGCCCTCTCTCGCGGCATGGCTGGGGGAAACCCGCTCAAGCTCCACATGCTCGGGCATTCCTACCTGACCGGCTTTCAGACGGCGACGCCGTACCCGGAGAACACCAGCTCTGCGATCCTCACTCGGACGCTGAACGACGCGAACGTGTTTGGGAAGGTAGCGGAAGGCTACCGAGTCCTCACATACGGGACCACGGTCGGTGCGCGTCTCTCGGACGATGCGCGTTTCGTGGTCGCACCGGAATGGACGTACATGAGCGGCTACGGCTACGCCGCCTCATCCGCCTACCGAAACATCGCGAACACGGGAGATATCTCCTTCACCCCGGACTTTCCCTGCACGCACCTGGAAGTGATCTACCTCGACGGGCCGGCTACGCAACCGTTCTCGTTCTCAGTGGACGGTGGCACATTCACCTCGTCGGCGGTGACCGGTGGTGCAGCGACCGCGGTGTGGAAGTCTCGTATCACGTCGGCCGCGCTCGGCATGCACACCCTGACCATCCGCCCGCCCGCGTCCGGTCAGGCGATGGTGCTCGCGTTCCGCGCCTACAACTCAGGGGAGCCGAGCGCGATCGAGGTAACCAATGGTGGCGTATCCGGGTCCGTCGCGGCGGGCACGTCTGTCGGTTCGTGGACCGCCGCCATGCCTGCAGGGTACATCGGCGCGCTTCCGACGATCGATTTCTTCAAACCCGAGCTGGCGTGCATCATGCTCGGCACGAACGATCGCAACGCGACGTACACCGAGGCGGCCTTCCTCGCCGCGATGACGACGCTCATTCAGCGGGTGAAGACGAACGGTGGCGACGTGATCCTGTTGCGGGAGCCCATGCCGACCGACGACGAGTACACACGCGGCCTGTACGGGCTCGCGGACTCGCTCGGTGTAGGGCTGATCGAGACCGGACTAGACTGGCCTACGCCGTACACCGCCGCGAAAGCGGAGCCTTACGGCTACATCGGTGCCGACAACGGCCACCCGTCTGCGCGCGGCCACAACGCGATCGCGCGGGCGATCGGGCAGGCTCTCATCAACACGCTCTAGTCAGCCGGTGACGCGGCGGGCGTGCCACGCGAGGCCGCCGCCGAGGACCAGCAGGCCGGCTCCGACCGCTCCCCACAGGAGGTCGGGGCCGGTCTCTGCCAGCTCGGTCACCGTGGGCGCGGCCGGGGTCGCGGCGGGCGTGGTGAACGTGGCAGTGGAGGTCGGTTCTGGGCGGGGTGCCTTCGTCATCGACGGGGCAGGTGCCGGCGTGAACGTCGCCGCCGAGGTCGGGGCGGGATGCGGTGCCTTCGTCATCGACGGCGCGGGCGTCGGCTCCACCACCTCGGCGGCGGCGACGGTGGGCGAGGTGGCCACCGCGGCGGCGAGGATGAGGGCGGCGAGGATGCGGGGGAGTGTCATGCGCATGATCCTATGCCGCAAGGCGGGCCAGGCGCGCGATTCCCTCGCTGAGCTGGTCATAGTCCACCTGTGTGTAGATCGCCGTCGAGGCGGGCGACTCGTGCCTCATGAGCTGCTGCACCACGCGCAGGTTCACCCCGGCGCGCACCAGCTCGGTGCCGTAGAAGTGGCGCAGCTGGTGCGGCTTCCCATCGAAACCGGCGCGGATCATCGCGCCGCGGATCGCCGACGACACCGCATGGGAGGAGACATGCTCACCGCCCGTGTAGGCGGGGAACCAGTACCCATCGGTCGGGTACTCGGCGGCCAACGCGATTAGGTCCTCGTGCAACGGCACCTGAGCAACCTTGCCACCTTTCCCGCAGACGGTCAGCGCGTGCGTGTACGGGTCAACGTCCCGGCCGTGCACCTTCGCTATCTCATGCACCCTGAGCCCGGCCAGCGCCCCGAGGAGGATATACGCGCGGGTGCGGCGCCGGTTCGCCGCCACCAGCAGCGCCTCAAGCTGGGATGGGGCGACCGGGCGGG